TCCGAGCCTTGGAAGGCCGGAATCTAACAGTACTGCCATAACCCACCTTTACCCCGGTGGGATGCATCGCCTTACTCTTCCATTAACCCCGGAAGAATAAGTCTTTGTATATTGGTTGACGGTGAAGACTTCTCCAAGTCTTCACTAGACAATCAAGATATGCAGCCCTTGCCTTCTGTTGGTTACTCGTAAAAGTTTCCATTGAAGGATCTGGGAGCATACTGATTTCTCTGTAAATATCAAGTAATCGGGAAACCGAAAACTCTTTATTTACCCCTGTTTCCAACAGGGATCCTGCCCGACCTTTCATTACCATGAAAGCTCTGATCAGGATAGGGATATCAAATTGCTTACTGTCTCCAGGTAACCCGAGTAACTCTAAGAGTGTATGGAACTCACGAACCATATACCCTTTTAGTTGCTCGAATCTGCGGCTAACATGCTTTCGAACATGTTCCTGCATGGTCTCAATAAAGAGGTCATACTGGCGGGCCTGCACGATACGTGTCACCCCAGAAATGGGCGCACGGTCATTTAGTTCCGAGCTTAAGATTCCAAGGTAGAACAATCCGTGATAACCAAACTCCTTTAACAAGGGTTTGATTTTCGACGTTTTGTATCTACAGCCTGGGGGGTCAATGGGTCCTCCAAAGTGTTTACTTTGAAGGTTCTCATATAGCTCCATGAATCCTGCAAAGGATTTTGTGGAGTTATAGAGAACACTCGGAGTCAGTGGAGTAATCTCATCACCTTGTATGAATAAGCGTTTCGCGAATTCACACACTGGTGTTGAACACTCCTCTGGGAAAATCGATTTCTGGGTAGAAATCGGTATATCCATGTAGGAACATAGTTCCTCATACTCGAGTGCAACCCTACGGTCGAAGATTACTAGGTCGTCTCCTAGCATCACATAGGACTCGAACTCAAGAGGGTAGTGGCAATAGCCAATACTCCCTTTAGTCCGAGCTCTATGTGCTGCTAGTTGTATGAGATGGTGGTGAGATAGAGAGAAGACCGCCCACGAGGATAATAATCCTAGTGGTTGGCCACACTCCCATTTCACTTCCATCTTAAGATCATTATCCCAGAATTTACGTTCTGCGATAACGGCGGCCCAGCTTCTCGCAAGTTCTTCTCCAAAGTAATGGGTAAGGACCTCAATCTGAAACCAGATTGGGAACCTATCCGTTGCATTGGTTAAGTCATAGGATGTTGGACAAATTCCTTCACGAAGATAAGTGATGATGAAATCATCACTTGCTTTGTGATTGAATGTTGCGTCAACATCAATAGCTCGAAGGGTATTCATGATTTTATCATGAAAGCCTTTGAGTGTATATTGTGACCAATAGTCACCTATGGCTATGGTTCTTGTCTTACCGCCTCCTTCGTTAATTCGATGGATTCGGCCAAGAACAAGATCCTTAGAACTTGCGGCGGGTTGTGTAGCCGAAAGTCTAAGTAATTGGGCAAAATCCCTTGAGTTTTCATAGAAAACTTCATGGAATCTTCTCAATGTACTTGTCCATTTGATCTGACCTATGTGATGAGCATCTAATACACTGCTCACCATTGCTAATGGGCCATTTGCCCCAGCTTTGGTGGTCATGTATAGAGATGGCTCTTCTTCTGTTCGAGAGCCTATAGCTTTCCTGATAAGTTTTGAGAAATCAGAACTTTTCATGAAAGCCTTAAGCTCTTTGACAACTGGAGAAGGGTCCTTACCATTATAAGGTTCTATTATTGATTTAATAGAAACTTCTAATGGCGATGGGAGACACTTGTAGGAGAGAAGTACTGATAGGGCGAAAGCTCTATCACCCTTCTTTCCATCAAGTAGAGGTTTTAGAAACCTTATGCAATGTGGAAAACCACTTGCATCTCGTTTCCGAAACTTCCATTCCCATTGTCTCTTTAATTCAAGGGTATAACCCTTGGAGAAAAGATATAAGGATTTAAGCAGCTTGATTGTCTCTTCCATTCCTCGAGATTTAATCTCGTGATGGACGAAAACATCAAACAATCTTACTTCTTCGGTATAATCCTTGTTTAGGACTATACGTCCGATGCGGGGCAGTACCGAAAGTACGGTTTTAAGTTGCTTGGTCATCATGTTATATGTTCTATAGCGTGGTGACCCGCTCTCACACAATTTTCATCGTGGTGCCTGCAAAGGATCACAACGGAGGATTCCGTTGTTCACCCGCACTAGCGG